TGGGAAGTAGAAGTAGCCTTCATCATGCTTAATAGGTTGATTTGGCTATTTAGCTCTGTCATCTGAGCAGCCAATGCCGGAATCTCTGGCATGTAATCTGACAATTTCACAATAAGCCTCGCTTTTAGTCAATATAAGGTATTTTACTCATACGGGAGCTAAAATCTAATTATCGCCTAAATTAGTAACATCCCCTAACGCTGCTAATTTCAAAATGTTATCCATAGCCTTCGATTTTAAGTCATACCCTTCTGAGTGTTGTGGTCTTTCCGATAGTTGTACCGTCTTTGATTGAAGACTTTGAATTTCAGCATTCAATGTTTCAATTTTCGCATTAGCCTCATCTAATAAGGGGGATATATCTTCAAAATTACTGTAGGATACGTTTTCTAATAACCCCAACCTAGCGGATTCTGTTACCAATGCAATGTACGCCCCCTCAGTCAGTATGGTTACTGCTGGGGAATCGTCTGGTATGTCATCATCTGGATTTATCCGTTTGAGGCTGTCATGCCATGTATTTAAAATTCTCCATGTACTAGTCAACTCATCTCGTGTTGCTAAAAACTGTTGTTCTCTACCGTTAAGCATATTACCTATCATACTTTCACTCTCCTTTTCTTATGAAATATGGCATAATGACCATCCGCAGGATCTACATGTTTCGCACCCTGACTCAAATACAATATTCGGTGTACCACCATCTGGGCAAACATGCTCTGTATCTTCTTCTGTATTTCCCTTGACTAACACTTCCTTTTCTCGACTTCCAGCACGGTATACTGTAACTCCTTTGCATCCAGATTGCCATGCCAAAAAGTAGGAATTCTCAACATCTTCTACCGTTGCACTATTTGGGAAATTAATTGTTTTGCTGATGCCGGAATCAACAAATTCTTGGAAAGTTGCTTGCATTAACACATGATCTCTTGGTGCAATTTCCGGTGCAGTCACATAGACTGTTTTCGCCCATTCTGGAATATTAAAATGTTCTGGTGCATCTGATAGAGTCCCACCATCAGAAAGGTACTCCAATAGTTCCGGAGTACAGAATTGTTCTTTTGCAAGATATTTGTTGACATATTGAAGAGACTGTCCTTCCAGTATATTCTGTTTCTTCCATGCTAGAGCAAAAGTAGGTTCTATCCCACTAGCACAATCACTAATCATGGAAATAGTCCCCGTTGGTGCCACGGTCATTCGGCATGCATTCCGATAAGGTTTTGGTGTCACAGTTTCATCCCATGCAGGATAGGCTCCTCGTTGTTCTGCAAGCTGCGAACTCTTTTCGTCAGCCCAAACTTGAATAGCACACATGATTTCTTTCCCAATTTGCCGTGCTTCAGCACTGTCGTAAGCAACTCGGAACTGTATAAGTAAATCACTGAACCCCATCACCCCTAACCCGATCTTGCGTGTTGCCTTTGTCATTTCTTCAATATCAGCTGTAGCATATGCATTAGCATCTATAACGTTATCGAGGAAGTGGACAGCGGTTTTGGTAATAGACTCCAGCTTTTCCCAATCAAACTGTCTACGCCAATCTGTGAGCCTTGTAGAGGGTATGTAGAACTTACTTAAGACTATGGAAGCAAGGTTACAGGATTCATTAGCTAACAATGGTTGTTCTCCGCATGGGTTAGTGGCTATCATTGGGCCATATTTATTAATTACAACATTATCCTCGTTAACACGGTCAAGAAATATCATCCCCGGTTCTCCGTTCTTCCAAGCACCTTGGACGATTTCATTAAATACTTCTCTGGCGTTCAACTGCCCAGTAACTTGATTCGTGTGAGGATCAATTAAATCATAGTCCATATCATTTTCAACGGCTTTCATCCAATTAGAGTCAACACCTACTGATACATTAAAATTATGGATGTCCCCTTCTACAGTTTTGCATCTGATAAACGATAAAATATCTGGGTGCCTTATGTCCATAACAGCCATATTAGCCCCATCACGCCTACCTCCCTGTGTTACAAGACTAGAAACTTCACTTAACAGCTTTAAAACGGCAATAGGACCACATGCAATGCCATGTGTGGATTTAATCTTTGCCCCTTTTGGTCTAATTTGAGAAAGAGCAAAGCCTGTTCCTCCACCGTATTTTTGCACCATTGCAGTATCAGTTGCTGACGACATGATATCACGCATGCTATCGCCTAACGGTAGAACGAAACAAGCAGACATTGTGCCATTGATCCCCGCATTCATAAGAGTGGGTGAATTAGGTAAAAAGTACAGATTCTTCATTGCTTGGAAAAAATCATTAGTAGTAAACTCTATTTCAACTGGCAAGGCTCCATATTTTATATCAACTTCTGCTAAAGCTGATGCAACTCTATAAAACATACCATCAGGATCTTCTGCATGATTACCGTCACTATCCTTTTTGAGATATCTGTGTTTTAAAATAGTAATTGATTGCTCACTTAATTGGGCCTTTGATTCTAACTCTATATGCCCTAGTCTCATAGATAAACGTGTACTAATTGCCATGTTGAATACTCCTCAATAAAATTAATAATTACTTGCGTATGCCGCAATATAAACAAAGCCCGCGTTCTGGAACCCAAAACTTAGGCGAACATAATAAATCTTCACAGTTAGGGTTAGGGGCTCCCTCTTTCCCCATACCACTATCTGTTATGTTATCCCCACTCTCATCCACCCAACTTTTCTGTTCAATGTTGCTAGGCATATACTCAGGAGTTTCTACATCTTCCCCAAACCAACTCATGGCATTTCCGAGTGTGACTATATTTTCCTTTGAACCTTCTGATGCTGACCATAATGCCAGCGCAATAGAAAAGAACGCATCTCCGTGGCCCTGTGGGCCCTCTGGGGCCTTTAATTCCCTATTGACACACAGAATTTGCTCAAGCTGTCTTGAATCTTTAAGTAGCTTCAAAGACCCTTGTTCCACATACTTAGCAAATACGGTAGCCATTGTATTTTTGCTCTTTGCAGTAAATGAAATAGGTCTCCATCTATCATCTAACCCACGGTCTTCCAATTCTCCGCGAGTATTATCTATCATTCCACCTTTAAAATTATACTTATCTGCCAGCGTATTTAAGTAGTCTACTTGATCCGAATATGGCCAATTATCCATCCATTTCTGGTGAATCTGCACTAATCGGTCACCTCTCCGTTGAAAAAGAACTACGTGAGACGGATGTCTTCGTTTCCCCACATCAAATCCACCATAAACTTCACCCGATGGTCCATCATACTCTTTTGCTGGGTCATAGTTAACTAGGTCTTCATCTTGACAAGGTGCAATTTCTTCAGAGTCAAAATAAGATTCAGTGCTTAGATGTGGTACAAGTAAAAACTCTGAAGCGAATGATTTTGGCCGTGCCTTCTGTTGTTGTAACAACCATTCTTCGGAATACATTTCTGGAAGTAGTACTCTACGATCAGGCATAGGGTCTAATGCAGGAAGAGACCTTACAAAAAAGCGCTCATCATCTTTCAATTTGTCTAACAGGTCCCCGGGAAGCATTGGGGTCCCTAAAACTATTACAGGTTCGCCTTTCAGAGGTATGTACATAGACTCTGTTAAAAACTGATCTGTAATTTTATCAAGTTCACCCATTGCTAACGGATTAGCAGGGTCCCTTAATACGTCATCTGCTATTAACCCATTTGTGTGAAGCCCTCGTTTAAAGGAGAACAGTCCACCATGAAGAATTTCACATGGGTGACCGTTAATAAAATAACGAAACGAAAAGTCAGCTGTTGGACTCCGGTTTACCATCCACTCCGATAAAATAGGGTTACGGTTAATGGTTTTATTGATTTCGCTGATGTGGTATCGACTCATTGTATCAGAATAGCTCAAATACAATATGCTGGAATCTCGTGTTGATCTCAACAGTCTCCACACACTGAAGGCGTGCCCTAAGATTGTAGATTTAAAATGAAACCGTGGGAGAATAGCCACGTAGTTTAATCCTTCCTCAAGACAATATTCGACATCTTCGGCCACCTGACCCACATGCCACGCCTTGAATAAATCTGGCTTGTCAAACGACTTACTCCATATATCTCTTAAAAATTCCCAAAAACTTCCTACCCTAATAGCATTATGGCTTACCAACCCATCAGCTAACTTATTAAAGGCGTCTTGGAATGTAGTCGTATCTTTATTCGTCATTACTTGCAACCAATGCTTTCAGTTTTACGGCAATACGTGTTAGGGTGTCTCCGTCTTTTATTTCGTCTACCAGTATAGCCATCACCTCTGATATAAAGTTCAGATTAATAAAGCCTTCCATAACTTGCCGTTCCCCCTTTATACCTAAATCCAAAGCTTTAGCGGCATCAGAGGCTCGGTCAAACGTATTTACATGAAGTTCCGTAGAGGCCTTGGTTCGAAGTGCCCCATACATGTCGAGATGTTCTTGTTGAATCCTTTGGAACCGTTCAGTCTCACTTTCAGCAGCTTTTTCTACAGCTGTTGCCCGTGAGATTTGTTGTGTCTCTTTCCAGTTATATTGTTTTGACCACGCATAAATCGTCGATGGTTTTACTACAACTTTATGATTAGATGAAACGGTTTCCGCAATATCTTTAGCCGCCACCCCTTCAAGAAATAACGACATAGCTTCTGCTTTGACTTTTTCTGGCAGTCGTTTAGGCATTTATTAACCTAACCTATCCATTACACCATATCCAGCGTCTGACTCATGTTGTGATCCCACTAAACCACCAAAGGGGCTTCCATCACTTTGCAACAAAGACGAAAAGTCCATATGACCGGTGACACCTTTAATACTACTTACAAAACACGCTGGCACTTTGCGTTTTTGCCCATCTTTGACGACGAGCTCGTTATAGGTCAAAGCTATCTCGTTGCGAGTACATATATTTCTCCATGTATGTTCTCTCTCGCTTATCGGTTTATATGTCTTATTCTTCAATAAACTCCCACTTGTTCTCTGCAAATCTTTAATGCGTTGGTTGTGTTGACATGCTTCGTACTTACACCAAACAACTACACCATGTTTAGCTTTAACGTCTTCAAGCGTTGGTAAGTCTTTTGGAAATTTATCGTCATATTCGACTGGATCTTCCCTTGGTGAAATAAAAGCCTGCCTAATTCGTCCCTCTGACATTTTTTTCATATAGTGTACCTATCCTTCTCTTAAAATATATATCGCTAAACATGATGCGTCGCACCAATCCTGTTCGGAAAATATGTCACCAAATTTAGCCATTGTATACTCTCGTATATGTTGCTTGTTGGAATTACCTTTACCTAGAACCAATTTTTTCCAGTGTCTATTATCACACAAGCTACTATCAATATTTTGCTGATCTAATAATACTCTAGCAGTGGCTACAACACTAGCAATAGCAATAGTCGAAGCAGCGTTCTGTATGTAGATTGCTGCTTCTATGGCAACGTGTATGGTCTTATCTTGTATTCTACTCAGATCATTCGTAAATTTCCGAGCTATTTCTATGTGTCGGTCCGAGAACTGTTTTGAGTTTGAGCCCCATTTTCCATACCCAACAACATTCTCTTTTGCATCAATGAGAACAGCGTGAATCGCCTTAGAGGAACAGTCTATTCCCATATATAGATTTTTAGGAAGTCTTTTAATAAAAACCCAATCACTCTGTGATTTCTCTTCTAATCCTTTCATCGTCTAACCACTCACTCAAGACATCCAGCTCAATCTGCATGGCCCATATAGTTTTTAATAGTATATCAGTATCTTTTTGGAGTATACCAAACCTCAATGCGGAAGAGGCTATCCCTACCCTGTTACAGGAATCTAATGCTTCTGACCAATCCATTTTAGCCCCCTAGGTTCCGAAGAGTCACAATTCTAGAAACTGCATCATAAGCAGCCTTATAAGCATTTAATAACCCCCCTAGTCTGGTAGATTTAGCTTCTTCCCCCAAAATTTCTTTTCTTAAGGAATTAAGTTCAGTTGATTGTGACATGCAGGCCCCCCGTATTTCTTCTCTAGTAAGTTTTTTTAAGCCTTCTGTCTCGCGTTGATTTGCTAATTTGAAGATGTATATGTTATATAGTTCTTGGAAGTGACCTTCGAGCACTTTAAGCTGTGATTGGACGTCAGATAATTCTACCTCGAGGTAAGCCCTATATCCACCGTACATAACAATATATTCTTGTAGCCCATCATTAGAGACAAGATGTAATTTTGTAAAATCCAGATTCGGATAGTCTTGTGTTACAGTATCATCTAAACCTTTAATGGCCAAGCGATCCATATAGACCTGTGTGTCATCAATTATTTGTTTAGAGGTTGTCATTGCCCCACTCCCTTCTGCATGCACAAAATATGTATCCCCCACATGCCAGTGGCTGTTCATCTAAGCCCATAATAAATTGACAGCGTTCTACAATTTCTTCCCACTCTTCTTCCGAGCGCGGTATAAAAAAAGCTTTTACATTTTGCGTATTCTTATTCTCATATAAAACGATACCATGATCTCTTTTAGCTATTGCCAAATAAATTTGAAGTTGGATAAAGTGTTCTGGTTTAGGTCTTGTCAACTTCTCAAACCCATTATCATTAATTGATTTTAATTCCACTATCGTAGGGCCATACTCCGGATGTTGGATAAGAAAGTCCAATCTCCCACTTATAGGAGGATTCGTTGAAGTCAATGGTGACTCAACGGCTAACAAACATCTCATTTTCTTAAAATATGTCTCGTACCGGTCCCCTAAGAAATTTCCATTATCGAAGATTCGTTGAGTATTACCCGAAATAACTTCAGACTTCACTAATCCATGAAAGCAGTTATATAAGTATCTATCACAGCGGGACCCTAAGGCTGTAGGATAAAAAACCCCCTTGCGCGGAGGTCTTCCTTCTTCTGAAAGGCTATCATCTAATGATTTCATTAACCAATCATCTAAAGTTACTGGAGCTCTCCGTTTTCGTCGTGGAACATTTAAAAGT